AAGTGGTCCTAATATATCTGATCCTGAACTTAGACACCTTGAGGGTCAAAGATATCTAGTGGCTTTATTAGTTAAACGTATAAATCATGCAACGAGGTTAAAACAATGAGTGAAGAACAAACTACACCAACAGAATCAGCTACAGATACCCCTACAGAAACTACTGCACCTCCAAGTGTTCCTGAGTCTGTAGCTGAACCAAATAGACCAGACTGGTTAAACGAAAAGTTTGAAACTGGAGCAGACTTACAAAAGTCATATGATGAACTGGCATCTAAACTTGGTAAGAACAAAGAAGACGTAAAGAGTGAGGTATTGCAGGAACTAGAAACAGAAGCATATGCTAATAGACCTGCAACTGCAGGTGACTATCAGATACCTGAGATATTAGATGAAGGTGAAGCTGCAACTAATCCACTTCTTAAATGGTGGGCAGATTATTCATGGGATAATGGTTTGTCACAAGATGAGTTCAATGAGGGTATAGCTAAATGGGCAGAGCATACTGGTAGCACTCAACCTGATCTTGAAGCAGTCAAGAAAAGTCTAGGTGATAATGCCAACTCAAGAGTAGAAGCTACACAGTTATTTGTGAATAAGTTTTTTCCTGAAGATCTCCGAGATGCAGTGGCAGAACTTGGCACAACTGCAGAGGGTATCAAAGCCTTAGAACTTATACAAAGATCTATGCAACAAACTAATGTTAATGCACAAGCATCTGCTCCTGCAAAAACAACAATTGAAGATCTTATGACTAAGATGAAAGATCCTAGATACTATGATCCTACAAGACGAGATAAGGCATATGTTCAAGAAGTAACTGATGGCTTTAAGAGAATTTAGTGGCGAGGGTATCTATGACGGATATCCTATAGTCAAAGCTAATGCAAGTCATGTAAATCATCTGCAAAATAATCTACGAGATAGTGATGTAAGGGAGTGCATTATACATGGTGCAACCCCTTTTCGTGCATTGATGGCAGGTTTAAGAGAACCAAAAGGTGAGAGTTATACTGTTATTGTTAACAGAAGACCTGCTTTGATATTTGGTTGCAGTCCTATATGTGACAATATGATTGGTAAAATATGGGCATTAGGATCATATGACATCAATAAAATACAAAGAAAGTTTCTTAAATGGTGCAATCCAGTCGTAGATTATTACCAAAAACAATATTATCAGCTTGAAAATGTAGTACCTGCAGACCATGCACATACGTTGGCATGGCTTGATTTTGTTGGGTTTGAGATACTAGATCCACCAGTTATGGTTAATGGTTTTCAGGTTTTGCGATTTGTACGTTGCAAAGGTAAAGAAATTTTGCTAAACAAAGAATATAGCCCAGTTGTTAGCTGATAGCCCTTACGGATAACTAGATGAAGCTAAGATGGATAACTTGATAAAATGTAATATTAACTTTTAAGTGGAGAACGTACTATGGCTAATACAATAGACACAGCCTTTATTACGCAGTTCGAGACTGAAGTTCATTTAGCTTATCAGAGAATGGGTAGTAAATTAAGAAATACTGTCCGTACTGTAGCGAATGTGAGTGGAAGTACAGCACGATTCCAAAAGATCGGCACTGGTACTGCATCAACTAAATCAAGAAACGGACAAGTAACACCAATGGAATTGGCACACACCACAGTAGATGTGAGTATGTCTGACTTCTATGCGGCAGAATTTATCGACAAGTTAGATGAAATCAAAACCAACATAGATGAAAGACAAGCTATCGCAACATCTGCGGCGGCGGCTTTAGGTCGAAAGACTGACGAGATTCTATACACAGCTATGGACTCAGGTGCTAACTCAACTCAATTACATGACACAAGTTCTGCAGTAGAGAAAGCAGACTTGCTTAGTGCATTTGAAACCTTTGGTACAAATAACATACCTGAAGATGGTGGAAGATATATTGCTATGCACCCAAAGGGATATGCTGACTTATTTCTTATTAATGAGTTTGCATCATCTGACTTTGTTGGTGAGCAGAACTTACCATTTGCAGGTGGCATGAGTATGAAAGAATTTTTAGGATTCAAGATATTTTCTACTGCGGCAATCACTGCAGGTAAGAATATGGTCTATCATACGACTGCTGTTGGATTAGGTATAGGTGCTGATGTAAGTACAGAAATAAACTATATACCTGAGAAAGTATCACACTTAGCAACCTCAATGATGTCAATGGGTGCTGTTGTTATAGATAACAATGGTATCTTTGAACTTCTTGACAACAATTAATAGGAGGGAAAGATGGCTTATAGTGCAAGTGGCTTACACAGAATTGGTGGAGCAAGTGGTGTAAATCTATGGATTTATCAGACTACAGATGCGATTGCCGCAGTTAACTCTGCAGGTTATTTCACTGGTGAATCTGTAAATATGTTAAATGTTCGTGACTTAGTAATAGTACAAGATACGAATACACCAACAACAAACTTTGTAACTGTCTTATCAAACAATGGTACTACTGTAGATGTTTCAGATGGTACTGCTGTTGCAGAAACAGACGGAGATTAGGAGTAGGGGGAGCAATCCCCCTAACTTTATATGGCAAGTACAGTAGCAAACTCGGCAATAGATATTGCATCAAGAGCCTTAGTTTTGATTGGTGCAGAGCCTATTACTTCATTCGACTCATCTAGTACAGAAGCATTAGTGGCAAGTAATATGTATGAAGATACAGTTAGAGCCATGTTGTCTACTGCAAGATGGCGATTTGCTACAGAACAATCAATACTAAACCAATTATCAGATGTGCCTACTGGCAGGTTTGACATTGCTCATCAACTGCCTAGTAATTTACTTGTCCTACATGGTGTGACAATAAATGACAGACTCATAGAATATACTGTTTATGGTGACAAAGTATTTAGTGACAGTACAACTGCAGATAGTTTGATAGCAGATTTTACATTTAGAGCAGAAGAAGTAAACTTTCCAAGTTACTTTTCATTGGCATTACAATACTCACTGGCATCTATCTTTGCCACATCTATAGCAAGAGATGACAGACTTATGCAGTTGATGGAAACAAAAGCCAATCAACTTATGGCAAAAGCAAGAAATATAGATGCACAACAACAGACTACAAGAAAGTTATCTACATCAAGATTTATAACTAATAGGAGAAGTTAAATGGCAAGAGTACGAGTGCCATTAAATAACTTTCAGTTTGGAGAGGTTAGTCCATCACTTACATCAAGGACAGATACAAAGGTTTATACAAATGCCGCAGAGCAGGTAAGAAACTTTTTTATAAGATCAGAAGGTGGTTTAAAGAAAAGAACTGGTACAAAAAGATTAGCAAACTTTGGTAGTAATCCTAGCTTTACTGCACTAGCAAGTCTAAGACAAAGTGTAAGAATAGAACCATTTATATTTTCAGATGATGAAAAATATATAATAGCATTTAGTAATACACGAATAGAGATATTTCAAATTAGTCCTACTGATGGAACAGTGTCATCTATCCAGTCACTTACAAGTCAGACATGGTTAGTCAATACAACATCAGCATCTTATCTTGAAGAGATTACCTTTGCACAACAAGGTGATCTTATGTTTATCTGTCACAATACATTCCAAACAAGGATACTGGAACGTACTGGTCTTACAACATTTACAGTATCTACATTTAACTTTGATACATCAAGAGATGGTAATGATATATTTCAACCATACTTTAGTTTTCAACCATTAGGTATGACTATGGCTTGTAATGCCACTACTGGTACAAGCAAGACATTGACTGCAAGTGCTGATTATTTTGTATCAGGTCATGTAGGAGTTGATCTATTGATAGGTGAAACTCGTTGTCGTATTACTGCAGTAGCAAGTGCCACATCTGCTACTATAGATATTGCAGGTACATTAAGACAACAATTAGAAATAGATAGTATAAAAACATTTGAAGGTAGTGGCACAGTAAGAGTTACTAAAGCCTTGCATGGTTTGGCTACTGGAGCATCAATTACAATAGAAAGATCAGGTGCAGTTGGTGGTATTGCTAACAGTAATATAAATGGAAGCAGATCTATAACTGCTGTTCCTGATGAGAATACATTTGAATTTACTGCAGGTGGCAGTGTTACTGCTACATCAAGTGCCATTGGTGGAGGTAGTCCACGAATAATTACTGGTGCGGCAACTACAGAATTTAGCGAACAAAGTTATTCATCACTAAGAGGATATCCTGCCGCAGTTACGTTTCATCAAAATAGATTATGGTTTGGTGGCACATTGTCACAACCTGATGGTATATGGGGTAGTAAGTCAGGACAGTTCTTTAATTTTGATATAGGTGATGCCGCAGATAATGATGCTCTTGATCTAACAGCAAACGTTGGTGAGATATTTTCTATAAGACACTTAGTATCTAATAGAGATCTGCAGATCTTTACTACTGGTGCAGAGTTATTTATTCCTACTGTAGCCAACAAACCAGTTACACCTGCTAACGCACAGATACGCAGACAGACTCCATATGGATCTTCATTTGTAAAACCTACAGTGTTTGATGGTGCAACTTTATTTGTTCAGAAAACTGGTAGTGCATTGAGAGAGTTTTTATTCACTGATGCTGAAAGTGCATATACATCTGTAGCAGTATCAGGACTAGCACCTCATCTTATACTTGATCCAGTACAACAAACATCTATCAAAGGTGCATTGAATCGTAGTGAGTCATATGCTTTTCTTCTTAACAATGATGGCACTATAGCTGTATTTTATTCTGTAAGAGGAGATCAAAAAGCAGGGTGGACATTGTGGGATACGCAGGGATTGTGGCATAGTATATGTGCAGTGCATGAAAGATTGTTTGTAGTTTGTGCCAGAGATGATGGATCAGGCACAACACAGTTATTCTTAGAGGAGTTTCAAGATGATATGCCTATGGATTTCTGTGATACATTTAGTGGTAGCAGTAGTGTCTTTGGTAGTTTGGGATCTCACTTTTCTAATAATGCAGTAGTCAAAGCTACAAATGGTAATGACTTTCTTGGATCATTTACTGTATCAGGTGCGGCAATAGATGCTAGTGCAGTTAAAAGTGGATTGTCTCAGGCTTTTATTGGCTATGATTTTACACCTTCACTCAAGACATTACCTATAGATGCGGCAATACAAGGTGGTCCTTTGACTGGTGAGCCTAGACAAATACCTAAAGTCATATTAGATTTGTTTGGAACATTGGCAGTAAGTGTGCAAGGACCAAGTACAACATCAACAAGTAGAGATCTTGTGATACGAAATACAACGGATACTGTTACTGGTGGCTTCATGGAAAGGTCGGCTGTGACTGGTAAAGAAGAGTTTAGATTGTTAGGATATAGTCGTGATCCAAGAGTTATAGTATCGCAGTCTTTTCCTTTGGATTTACAGATTAACGGAATGATAGTAGAGGTGGCATTTTAATGGACCCAACATTTTTATTAATATCGGCAGGTATTCAAGCTTTCGGATATAATGAAGCATCAAAGGCGG